GATCCAGAAATACAGACTGCTTCTGCTCGCATAAATTATTATGAGGAAATCATGTTTTTTCTTGAAAAAGTTTTAAGTTGTATTAACAACCGAGGATTTCAAATCAAGAATAGCATTGATTGGCAGAAATTTATGCAAGGAAGTATTTGATGTCTGACGTAACTATCCAAAAGCGCAATGAAGTTTACTTGACAATTGAGTGTGAACCTCACATTAAATACGAGTTATCAGAGTATTTCACATTTGAGGTTCCAGGTGCAAAGTTCATGCCCGCATATAAGAAAAGATTGTGGGATGGAACTATCAAACTGTTTAGTCCAGGAGACGGAAAAATTTATTGTGGTCTCTATGATTACTTGACCGATTGGTTGGAACAAAGAGATTACACTTATGAAGATCTAGATAACAAATTTTACGGATTACCTAGAGAATCAAATGACTTTATTAGCCCACAGGGAGTAGTTGATTATGTTAAACATCTAAACATACCCTTCAAGGTACGAGATTATCAGTACAATGCAATCTTTCAAGCACTGAAGTACAACAGGAGACTTCTATTATCTCCAACTGCTTCTGGCAAATCGCTGATGATTTACGTAATTACAAGATATTTTGATGCCAAGGGGTCAAATGTCTTGATCATCGTCCCCACAACGTCACTGGTCGAACAGCTATGCGGTGATTTTGATAGTTATGGATGGTCATCGGAAGATAACTGTCACAAGATATACGCAGGTAAGGATAAACAAACTAGTAAACAGGTAACGATTACCACATGGCAATCTATCTATAAGATGCCGAAACAGTATTTTGAAAAGTTTGATTGTGTAATTGGAGACGAAGCACACCAGTTCAAAGCAAAGTCACTGATTAATATCATGACTAAGTTACACAATTGCAAACATCGTATTGGATTCACAGGAACACTGGATGGATCAAATACGAATCAACTTGTGTTGGAAGGATTGTTTGGTCCAGTTAATAAAGTTGTCAAGACTAAACAACTGATTGATAAGGGATATCTATCTGCATTAAACATCAGTGTTCTTTTGCTGCAACATGAACCATACATCTTTGAGTCATATCAAGAAGAGATGGATTACATTTGCACTCTACCAAAGAGAAACAATTTTATTAAAAAACTTGCCTTGAATCAAACTGGTAATACACTGATTCTATTTGCTTATGTGGAGAAGCATGGTCAGGTACTTTACGATATGATAAATAGCAGTGTAGAGGAAGGTAGAAAAGTATTCTTTGTCCATGGTGGGGTTGACACAGAAGACAGAGAAGAAGTGAGAAGAATTACAGAATCTGAGAACAATGCAATTATTATCGCTTCCTACGGTACTTTCTCAACTGGTATTAATATAAAAAGATTACACAATATTATCTTTGCAAGTCCTAGTAAATCTAGGGTAAGAAACTTACAGTCAATCGGTAGAGCACTTAGAAAAGGAGAACAAAAGGATTCAGCAAAACTATTTGATATTGCCGATGACTTTTCTAAGAATGAAAGAAAAAATTATACCTTAAATCACATGATAGAGAGAGTTAAAATATACTCTCAAGAAAACTTTAATTATGAAATTATTCCAATCAACTTTAGGAGAAAGGAAACATGAACGAATTTCCAGGAGTTATAAAACTACTAAATGGAGAAGAGATAATTGGTAATGTAATGGTCTGTGAGAATGAAGATGGATTTGTAATTGAAAATCCCTTCACTATTGAAGAAAAAATAATTGAAACTCCTGCGGGAGAAATGGTCAAGGTAGAGCTACGACCCTGGGCTAAGTTCTCCAAAGAAGACATTTTCTTTGTTGAAAAACAAAAGACAGTGACTGTCTATGAGGCTGATGATAGAATACTAAAAATATATGAGAGAACTGTTCGTAAATATTTCTTCGGAGACAACAGTAATAAGGTACACTTAAACGAAGAGATGGGATTTAAAACAAAGATCCAAGATGCAAGAACAAGCTTAGAGAAGTTATTTAAAGAAAGCTAAATGTTCCCTTCAACCCTGACAGAGTTATTCTACTGATTTTAGAGCCACTTGTCAAGTGTTGACTGTTGTGTTATACTGGTAACAATTAAAAGAACTAATATGTCTCATGAAGAAAAAAGAACACTACGTCAATAACAAAGAGTTTCTTGCAGCACTGATTGACTACCGTCATGATGTTGCTATTGCTAAAACCAAGGGTCAACCCAAACCTAGGGTTCCTGAGTATATTGGCGATTGTTTCTTAAAGATTGCGACACATTTATCATATCGTCCTAACTTTGTCAACTACATGTTCAAAGACGATATGATCTGTGATGGGATTGAAAACTGTCTTCAGTATATTGACAACTTTGATCCAGAGAAATCACAGAATCCATTTGCTTATTTTACTCAGATTATTTACTTTGCTTTCCTACGTAGGATTCAAAGAGAAAAGAAACAACTTGATATTAAGACTCGTATCCTAGAGAAGTCAGGATTTGATGAAGTGTTTACTGCAGATGGTTCTGTGGTAGGATATGATTCGTCAGCTATGAACAGCATCAAAGAATCTCTTGAAATGAAGAACCGATGACAATTGCTCTGATTACTGATCAACATTTAGATGGTCGTAAAAACTCTCAGATTTTCTGGGAGTATTTTTTAAAATTTTATGAGAATGTATTCTTCCCTTCACTGAAGAAGTACAAGATCAAAAATATTATTGACCTTGGTGATACCTTTGATAATCGTAAAGGTATTGATCTTGGCGCATGGTATCGTATCAAGAAGAACTATTACGATAGACTTGCAGCCGAAGGTATCCAAGTTCACATGATTGTTGGTAATCACACAGCATACTACAAGAATACCAACTCAATCAATACACCAGGACTTCTTCTAGAACAGTATGACAATGTGCATATCTATAGTGAAGTAACTGATATTGAAGTTGAAGGACTGAAGATCACGATGCTTCCTTGGATCAACTCTGAGAACAAAGAGTCTTCATTTAAACATCTGAATGAAACTGACTCCAAGATTGTCATGGGTCATCTAGAGATTGATGGTTTCCAAGCAATCCCAGGTCATACATTTGAGGGTGGGTTGAAACCAGATGTATTTGGTAAGTTTGAAAAAGTTCTATCTGGACATTTCCACCACAAATCAGAACGTGGTAATATCAAGTATCTTGGTAATCCATACGAACTATTCTGGAATGATTATAAAGCTGAAAGAGGATTTCATCTTCTAGATCCCAAAACACTGAAACTGGGATTTGTGAGAAATCCATATCGTATGTTCAGAAAACTCTTCTATAATGATAGAGAAGTAGACTACACGAACTTTGATGCTTCAGAATTCAAAGATTCATATATCAAGATCATTGTAGAGGAAAGAACAGACAATTATCTGTTTGAACAAGTTATTGAAAAACTTTACGATGTTGGTATTCACGATCTTAAGATTATTGAAGATCAGAATATGAACTTTGATGAAAATTCTGAAAACTTAGAAGGTGAGGATACCCTTACCATCCTTAACAGATACATAGAAGAGACAGAGATTGCCCTTGACAAAGCAGATCTCAAGAACATAATTAAGTCCATCTATGTAGAAGCCTGTGAGGTTCAGTGATGTATATACTAACTCTAAAAGATGCAGATGAAGAAGGTGCATATGCTGTAGAAACCAAAGATGGAGAAAAAGTTCTCCAGATCTTTGAGGAAGAGGATGATGCAGAACGTTACATCGGTCTTTTAGAGGCAGATAATTTCCCCGCATTGAGCGCTACTGAAATTGAAGCAGAACAGGCCATTGCGGCATGTGATCGTTTCGGGTATAATTACGTCATCATTACACCCGACGATTTTGTAATCCCCCCACACTTCCCCTCATATGATTTTATTTAAGAGTGTCACTTATAAGAATTTTCTTGCCGCAGGTAACACCCCGATTACAATTGACCTCAGTAACCATGGATCTACTCTGATCATTGGTCAGAATGGTGCTGGTAAGAGTACAATCATTGAAGCGATTGTATTTGCACTGTTCAACAAGTCATTCCGTAAGGTAAATAAGAATCAACTTATCAACAGCATCAATGAGAAGGATTGTGTTGCTGAAGTTGAGTTTTCTATTGGATCTGTTGATTGGAAAATTCGTCGTGGGATTAAACCAAATATTTTTGAGATCTACAAGAATGGAATGATTCTGGATCAATCATCTTCTGCTGTGGATCAACAGAAATGGTTTGAACAGTCTGTACTGAAACTTAACTACAAGTCTTTCACTCAGATTGTAGTCCTTGGTTCTTCTACTTTTGTTCCTTTCATGCAGTTACCAGCTGCATCCCGTAGAGAAATTATTGAAGATCTTCTGGATATTCGTATCTTTTCTACGATGAATGTGATCCTTAAAGATAGGATCAAAACAACTACAGAAGAATTAAAACAGTTTGAGTCTGAGATTAACTTTCTCAAAGAGAAAGCTGATATGCAAAAGTCTCATATCAAAACTTTAGAGAAGACT